GCAGGGTTGAAGGCGTTAGCCGCCACCTCCACGGTCGGGGCCAGAATGGTGTAGCCCGCCGCCTGCCGCCAGTTCAGTAACAGCGCCGTCATCATGATCCCCGCAGCCAGCGTGGACTTACTGTTTTTCTTGGGGATAAGGATAAACACTTCCTTGATATGGCGAACACCGGTCTGCGCATCGTAGGAGCCAAACAGGGCCGCCACCAGGTCAAACACCCACGGTGCACAGGACTCCCCGAATGTCGGGCTACCCGGTGCATCCACAATCCGCAGTTGTTTAAAAATCGCCAGTGCATGTGCAGCCTGGTCCGGATAAATCGGAGCCGGAATAATCGACAGCCCCTTTTTCAGGCGCTCTGCCCAGTCCGGGCAGGCCGTGCTCCACACAGGTATCATCCGTTGCCCTCATTATCATTATTCACCACCAGGCGGGGTGGTGGTGGCACCGCAAAACGGTTAGCCGCTTTTTTCGCCGCGTCACCTTTTGCCGATTTTTTACCGGCATCCCCTTTTTTATGGTGCGTGAACTGCGCCAGCTTATAAGCCGCATCCAGCGCCAGCCTGGGGTCGGTATTAATGTTCTCCACCAGAAGACGCCCCATCGCTTTCACCGGATCGGGAAGACCATCCTCCATATATTCAATACCAGGAGACATCACCGCGGACGGTGGCATCTCCGAATTGTTTTCGTCCGGCTGTGGTATTGCAGCCGCCTCACGGCGACGGGGTTTATCCTCCTGCTCTGATTTTTTCTGCCGGTAAACAGGAACCTCATCCACCTCCACCGTCTCGCATTGTTTACGGGCTATAAACGCAAGCACCTCCGGATCTTTTGCCAGCTGCGAGCCTTTAACCCTGGCGGTCTTCGCCGAATAACCAGCGGCAATGGCTGACGCTGTTTTGTTTTTCCCGGACATGAGCGCCAGCGCAAATTTTCGTTTTTGCGTTGTCAGCACAGCCTCCTCCCGGGTCCAGAACGCACTCAGCCGGGTATGGTTCAGCCCATTTTTCCCGGCGTCTCATGCCGCAAATGTTAACTGCTGCCTGGTTAACATTTGCTGAAAAAGCCAGTTAACATTTTTTCCGCACAACAAACTGAATAATAAAGATAAAAACCGCAAAAATGCCCGGACAGCCAGTTAACATGTTAACTGCCCTGAAACGGGAATTTTTTCTCTGCGTGAGAGGGGGCGCGGTGTCCGGAGCGATCGTTTTTTTCGCCGGATGATCCCCCGAAAGGCTCTGTGGTTGGTATGCGCCGGGCGTGGCGCAGATACAAAAAAGGCCCGCAAAAGCGAGCCGGGAAAATAAGTGTAGCGCGTTGTACTGGAGTCGAACCAGTGACCGATTGCTTAGAAGGCAATTGCTCTGTCCTGCTGAGCTAACAACGCAGAATACCGATAATGGACCACCACCGGGGACTCGAACCTCGCACACTCAACTTAAAGGGTTGACGCTCTTTCCTGATGGCTAGTGGCGGTTGGTGGCCCTTGCTGGATTTGAACCAGCGACCTGGCGATTATGAGTCGCTCGCTCTCACCACTGAGCTAAAGGGCCGAGCGCAGGATAATAACGTTACGAAATCAATGTTGCAAGCATACAAAAATCACCCTTATCTCCTCCACCAGCGCATTCACCATGTCTATCCGAGATAAGTGGCACAACAAAACCCGCTTGTGGGCGGGTTTTGTTTGCTTTTGCCATCACGTACAAAATCGGCAAAATATCAGATTTGCATGAAATATATGCCTTTCAATCTACTTTTGCAACACTTTGCTTTGAAAATGCCGCCTTTTGTTTTGAACGTGTTCTCATTACAAATAATAAAGCCTCACTATCCAGTCGGTGAAAAATGTGTTTCATTGCAACCCAGTGACGAGTAAATGTTTTGGACCAGTTTTTAGTTGTCACTCCCGCCAGTAATGCCAGCTCCTGATATTCATAACCTTCCCCACCAAAAAGTTCTGCTTTTACTGCCTGCGCCGCCAGCCAGATTAATTTTTTCAGGCGTTCCTGCGTTTTCCCAGCAATTTTTCTGGTACCGGATTGAGTATTAAATTCATTCCACGCCCACTGTGTTATCGCGATCTGATATTCCCAACAAATACTCCCGCTGTAACACCACAACAACCAGGCTTTATGATGTTCTTCAAGAGACAGAACAGCCCGCCGCCACGATGATGTCGAAAACTCAACCGGACTGACCAGAGGAATTGACGTCACCTTCGCCAGCGATTGCTTTCCCGGGATTGGTGGATTATCCCGCGTTATCATTTTTCCAGTCACTTCATCGCGGTACCGGATTTTTTTTCGCCTGTAACGCCCTGTATCGAACATGGCATTCTCCTGCCAGGCTTCAAGCTGACCTTTTGTTGCCCCACTCAAATCAGCGGTGGCGATAATGAGCTGCTCACGCACAAACTGTAAATAGTGGTTATTCATGCGCACTCCAGTTCTGTGATTTTTATCCCCAGCCGCCCACCAGGAACGAGCTGACCGCGCACAATATTGATTTCATCAAACTGCTCGTCGTCTATGAGAAGTCCGGCATGCGTCAGCACATCCAGTGGTGCTTTCAGGATATTGTCCAGGTCACGACGGCGCTTATCCGGTGGCTCTGCAATAATCTTTATCACCAGCCTTCCGGACAGGTTTAATTTCAGCCGCTGCTGGCGAACAATTAGCGCCACATCACGGCGATAACGCTTTCCGGCTTCCGAGATGAAATACGTATTGCCATGACGTCGCCAGTAGGTATTCACCGTCGGCGGGTAAGGCAAAACAAATTCTATCCGTTCAGTCATTCATGCTTTCCACTTCAGGACACCCGAATTTCTCGCGTGCATTAAAAAACGAATCAGCAACAACAGCTGGCTGCCGTGTTTTTCTTCAAAATCTTTTACCCCAGCGTGCAGTTCGTTATGACATTTACGGCACAGCGGAATAACAAACAAATCATCAGCCTTTGTTCCCATCCCTCCCAGTCCATGACCAATGATGTGATGCGGATCATCTGCCTGATTACCGCACGTCATGCATTTCTGCGTTTTTACCCAGCGCGTGTATACAGGCATCTCTTCCCGTTGTGGTTTCTGGCGCTGGAGATACTGAGCCGGTGACTCCGGATCAACGGCAATGCTGACCACCGTCTTTTCCTGTGGCGGGTTTTGCTGGTGGGCGTGAGGCAGCGGCGCAAGATTTTTTGTGCGCTGCTTCAGTATGATGGTGGCGGTCTGCTCTCCCGGTACGATGTCGCTTTCACGGTACATTGAGCGGATTTTTTCCGCACGCAACCCCAGCGAACGACGTAATACCGCTTCCGGTAGCGCGTCCGCCACCTGATTGCGGACCGCCCACCAGGATAATTCAGCCAGAGATAATTCACGCTCCTGCGTACCGCTTATTGCGTGACCGATGACGTCAATCATCCATGCTGACAGGTTTTGATGAGCAAGTTGCTCGAGTGATTCGGATGTCTGGTCACGCAGCTGGTTGTCGCAGTGCCAGCACAACACCATTGCGCCGGTACCATAACGGTGAATAACGGTTTCACTGTGATGATAGTCACCATGAGGCCACTGGCAGGATTTGACATGACGCAACAGCCAGTCAGACAGTGCACCAGCGCCACCAACAGCACGAATCACACGCTCATTGCTGAAAAACGGCAGTAATGATTTATCCTCCGCCAGCGGCTGGCGAACGGCAGGGACGATGCCGGACGGCAGACCGCGCATGCTTTTCGGTTCCGGCTCCACAAGCACTCGAGGGTTATGGAATACCTGCATGGATTCACGGCCTGGTTTAAGGACCACCAACCCAAGTTCCGGTACCGGAACAGGTCGAAGTAATACCCGCACGTTACCTCCAGATGCGTTGCTGGAATGTGCGGGACGGACGCGGTGGGCGCTCGGAGTACGGCAGCCTGACGTAGATTATCCAGTGACGATAATCGAGGCTGAGGGCTTTCCTAAACTCATACCCACGTCTGCGGTAGTTCTGAATCAGCCATTCGGCCTGTTCTTCAGTGCATGGGGCGTGCCGGAACCAGTCAGATTTGAATGCATGAGAACGCCGCCCGTGCCTGCTGGCAAAGACGGCTGAATTATCAGAATTGTGTAGTCTGGAATTTTGCGCCATCGGCTTTCTCCGGTGGCACAGTGTTACTCAACAGGGGTTCAGCCCTGCGCTGAATTGTAGATGAATTCACTAATCTTCAAAAGCAGAAAAACCAGCCTTAATCCCAGCTTCTTTCAGAGACGGCAACGATGTGACAAATTCATTTGCACGCAAAATAAAACCATCCGTCACAAGCCCATCCACAAAATGAATTAACGCAGCTCCACTCTTCCTTTGTTGAGACTGTAAACATTTAATACGGCAGTGGCTGACAATAGCGCCCTTCTCAACGCGCACAGTATAGAGGCCATCTTCACTAAAAATTTCACGTAATTCTTCGATTCTCATCAACAGAATCCTTCCAGATAAATAGCACTCCCCTGTTCGGGGTCCATCCCTCTTCTCCCTGCGCGCTACTTAAGTATTTTTGATTCTATTCCGGCGCCGTCCGGAACTTCAAACGCGTTGAAAATAAAAACAAAAACCCGCCGAAGCGGGTTAAGTGCGGGTGCGTTGAGGATGCCTGACACATCAGAGGTGGCGAGGGATTTCTCCCCCGCCTGGTCTCTTACTCCTCAGGTTCGTAAGCTGTGAAGACAGCGACCTCCGTCTGGCCGGTTCGGATTCGTACCTCGCAGAGGTCTTTCCTCGTTACCAGTGCCGTCACTATGACGGTTAAACAGATGACGATCAGGGCGATTAACATCGCCTTTTGCTGCTTCATAGCCTGCTTCTCCTTGACCTTTCGGTCCGTAAGAGGCAATCTATATGTGACGAGCATATAGGGGCCTCACTTCGATTTATAGTCGGGTGGGGCTTTTATCTATCTGCCGTTGGTGTTCATGCCCGAGGCAGATAGCCTCAAGCACCCGCAGCAATCCTACTTAACTCTGCCGTTACAGCAAACCGTTTTCGCCCGATATGGGAATTCCCATATCGGAATGAATTCAGTTCACCTGGCGAGGCTTAGCGTACAATTTTTTCCGTTTTGTGAGCTGCCCCTACATGCCGCTGGCGCGGCATCCGGAAAAAGAATCCACGTCCTGAAGGACGAGGATGTCAAGTGCCTTTCCTGGTCCAGCCATATTTTTTGAATGCAGGCGCCGCTTCATCGGTTTGTAGCCATTCTGCAAATCGACGGGTTTCATCATTTGCATCCTGACGTACTGTAATGTTCATATCACGCCATATCACGTAGTCTGGCGCTATTTCCACGACATCACCAATTTCTGGATTACTGGCTGCCCAGTCAGCCCAGGTTATCCAGACATCTGCTCCAGGCTGATTCTCAAGAGCCTTACGTGCAGTTCCGCTATTGGGCGCATATAAAATAATATTTTTTCGGATTGCGGCGACAGTTTCTATATTCCCTTTACGTCCGGCAATATCTTCCCAGACGCCAGTGCCTGATGTATTACTGGTACCACCACCATCATTAACAATTACGCCAATCCCAGGTCTGGTCAGGTCGTCAATACTCCGGATATTTTTAGGATTACCTTTCTTTACCAGTAAAATACTTTTTCGCAGATAAAGAGGCTGAATATCTTTTTCACTGAAGCTGTCTTTATGGTCCCGAATGATAGCCAGAGCAGATTGTTCTGATGCGCCAAACAAGATATCTGCATTTTTTTTGGCATCTTCATTCCATTTGTTCTGTGGGCCGTAATGAACGTTCACTATAATACCTGTTTTTTCGGCATAAAGTTTGGCTGCATCAAGCAAGGCTGTATGCGGGCCACCAGGACCATACAGATTGATATCAGCATAAGCAGCAGAAGACAGGAATATTAAAAAACCTGCCATTATGTTCCTCATAAAAAACTCCTTTTATTGGTTATCATGAAATAAAGTTATAAACACTACAAATAATATATATTACATCCAGATAAACTTATCCGACTTTACCTCGTGCATAGCTTGTTATTTAAAGTCAACAAAATAAGGAAAATTATACGCATATTGAAGAGTATAAACCTTACATGTTGATTACATTTTTGTAATCAACATCCTGTTTGGAATAGCCAGCCTTTAATGGATAACTATTTCTGACAATGCAATGAGTATAATCAAGTCCATCTTCCACTGAGAATTAGAGGCGGCATGCTTTTTCCGGCTCTTGCCGGATATCCGTAATTGTCCATAATCTGCAGATTTATACCTTCTGCATGACCTGTCAGCGAAAATTTGTCCGGTGTTTCTACGGGAATGACATCAAAGTTACACGCACTCGCGTTACCGTGTAGACCTACTTTCCTGCACTTGCAAGATCACAGTGGTGTAACCGTAACAGGAATTTATTCTCTGGACCGGCAGTAAATCCCTGAGTGGCGTGGTTCCCATATCAATTTCCCGCCAGGCAGCCTCCATTGCCAGCGTACAGGCTGGAGCCATGACCTGCCCTTTAAATCTGGCCCGACCATCCCACCGGACGTGTTCTTCTCCCCTGAACTTAGGTACAGTCATCTCCAGTGGCACAAAAGTGTCAGCGCCATAATTTTTGACCGTTATCGCGCTACGGATATTTTGTTGACTGGTGAAAATCACCCCGCAGAATCAGGCTTATTCCCTTAACCTGGGCTTTCATCCTGACCGCCGCCTCACTACGACCAATCAGACTGCCGATGCATTTTACCTTCATTGTTAGTATCATGATTTCAGGCCTGCACCATCCGCTCATTGCCCGGACTTCCGACAAATCCCGGCAACCATATCCCGGTGCTTGTTCAGCTCCCGCAGCGCGGCGCAGACTCGCTCCCACTTCTGGACATGATTCTTCGCCCTACGCAGTTCGCGATTTGCCATATGCAACGATGGCAAAATCAAATCATCTTCTCGCGTTGCAGTAAACGATGGCAGCGACTGCACAATGTCCGCCACAGTTTCTGTTTTAATATCTTCCTGTGTTGCATCTTTCTGTACCGGTAACGCAACACCGGCTGGCTGAGGAAAGGCTTTACCATCGGTTTCCGCTACCGATTCAACTTTCGGCTCTGCTGGTAAATTATCACCTGGTATGCAGTAACGAATTTTACCGTTCTGGTTTACGCGAATCAGACGACCTTTGCTGATTGCCATTGCCAGCGTTGAAGCAACTTTGCGGGATGTTGTACCGAACAGCGTAGCCAGTTCATCCGCCGTTTGTGGTCCGCGTTGTTCAATCGTCGCGGTTAAATCGCACTCTGAGATTTTCGCTTCTGTTGCCGTGGTGGTTTCTTCTGGCGCTGGCTGTTCCTGCTGAACGTTGTTATCAGCCACACGCCAGGTGTATACGCTTTTATCAACGAAGCCAGCCTTTTTCAGTTCCCACAGCTCGTTCAGTACTTCTTCACGACTGATATCAAGTCGCGCAGCCAGCTCTACCGACGTGGCTTTTCCCATCGCTTTCAGTGCGTCAAAAACAGTCTCCATAAATTTCCTCCCGGTAAAAAATCACTTCTCAACTCAAACAAAACCAGCCGCTTTCCGGCGTTCATATTCCTGTTTCAGCAACTCAATTGGCGTTGGCCCCGACGGGCGTTTGGGGGCCGCCAGTTGTCGCCGGACTGGCGGAACGCTCAGGCCGTTACTAACATGCTTTGCCCATTTCGTCAGTTGCCGTTCTGCAAGCCGTTTTAATTCCCCTTCGGTCATCTGGCGCTCAATCCCCTTTGAACGCACCTCGAGGCAAATGTGATACAGCACAGGCTGAGACCACGGGTACTTATCACTTCCGTCGTATCGCCAGGACTCATTGCGCCAGCGGCGGTACTCCTCCATCACAGCATCCACCGTCAGACCGAATGGATTGGCTCCGCTTTTCGAAATCAGTGCCACAAACTCAGCCAGGTCCGGAGGCCATGTTTCACCCGCCCGGCAGCGGTCCATGCACTGGCGGCAGACCTGCCGGATTTGCTGCTCAGTCATCGCGCCAATCTGTGCAATCCAGAGCTTCGATGGTGCGGCCCCGTTCTTCTGGGTCCAGCGGTTCGAATAAACCTCCCCCATGAGTTCCCACAGCTTCCAGGCCGTTTCCGTCGCTGATAAATCCGTTTTCACGTTCCCACTGCTCACGTGCTGCCCGAATTTCCTGAACTGCCCGTGATGCGGTGCCACCTGGTGCTGCTGCATGGT